AAGAAGATGATGATTGATGCCGAGAAGAGAAAGCAAAAGAATCCAAATGACTCCAGCATAGACTTCGAGATATCCAAGTATCATAACTTTCAACTGGTTCGAAAGATTCAACTCAACTCCGCTTACGGTGCGATTGGCAACCAATACTTCAGGTATTACGATGTTGACATGGCAGAAGCGATTACACTGTCTGGTCAACTCAGCATCAAGTGGATCATCAATCACCTCAACGCTTTTCTCAACAAGACAATTGGAACAGAAGGTGTTGACTATGTGGTTGCATCCGATACCGATTCTGTATATCTGTCTCTGGTTGGTTTGGTGGAGAAGTTCATACAGGCTGATTGCAGAACAAACAAAGAGAAGATCGTTGATTTTCTGGACAAGTCTTCTTCCGAAATCCTCAAGCCCTTCATCGACAGAAAGTATGCAGAACTTGCAGAGAAGATGAATGCGTTTGAGAACAAGATGGTCATGGAGAGAGAGTGCATCGCCGATAAGGGAATCTGGACTGCCAAGAAGAGGTACATGCTCAATGTTTATGATTCCGAGGGCATTCGCTACGAGACTCCTAAGATGAAGATCATGGGTATTGAAACGACGAGATCTTCGACTCCACAAATAGTCAGAGACAATCTAAAGCACGCCATCAAGATCATTTTGACTGGAACCGAAGGTGAGTTGATAGACTTCGTATCTTCCTTTAGATCAAAGTTTTCTGATCTGTCTGTGGATGAGATCGCTTTTCCGAGAAGCGTAAACAACCTATCCAAGTTCGAAGACTCTGTGAAGGTTTGGAAGAAGGGAACTCCAATTGCCGTGAAGGGTGCTTTGATTTACAACAAGCAGATTCGAGACTTGAACCTAGAACACAAGCACGATAAGATTCAAGAGGGCGACAAGATTAAGTTTGTCTCTCTGAGAGAACAGAACCCGTTTGGGTGTAACGTGATTTCGTTTCCGAGCAAACCGCCAAAGGAGTTTGAACTAGACAAGTATGCAGACTACAACAAGCAGTTTGAAACATCATTCTTGGAACCACTGAAGGTTATACTGTCCCACATCAAATGGGACTATGAAAGGAAGGCAGTTTTGTTTTGACAACATTGCATTTAGAACTTGACGATAAACAATTAGATGTTATACTCTCACTCATCAACAATGAAATCGAAACCTTGGACATCAAGATATCCAAGGGAATAAAGGATAGTCATTGTTCCTACGATGAGATTTCAGAGATAACTAGATTTAGAAGTGGCTTGTCTTGTCTTAGAGACATTTTGAATAGGAAAATGAATGAACATAGATGATTTGATCAAGGCATCTGGCAACGAACATGCTGGCATCGCCGAAAAGGGATTGGTTTCTGATGTTAGATCTTTTATTGATACTGGGTCTTTTTGTTTCAATGCACTTTTATCTGGAAGTCTCAGAGGTGGTCTACCGGATAATAAGATCACAGCATTGGCTGGTGAGTCGGCTACAGGAAAGACATTCTTCGCTCTTGGTATCGTTCATAAGTTCTTGTCTGACAATCCTGATGCTGTTGTGTTATATTTTGATACTGAGCAGGCTATCACCTCAAGCATGGTTCGAGAGCGGGGGATTGATCCAAAACGGATTGCCATTCTCCCAGTAGGAACTGTAGAGGAGTTTCGTCATCAGGCAATTCAAGTTCTCGACAAGTACCGTGAAGAGAAGGACAGAAAGCCGATGCTTATCGTTCTGGATTCTCTTGGTATGCTCTCAACCGAGAAGGAAATGGCAGACACAGCCGAGGGCAAAACCACAAGAGATATGACTCGGGCGCAAGTCATCAAGGCAACCTTCAGAACTCTTACCCTCAAGTTGGGTTCTGTTGGTGTTCCAATGATTATGACGAATCACACCTACGATGTAGTTGGATCAATGTTTCCCACAAAGGAAATGGGCGGTGGATCTGGACTGAAGTATGCGGCATCCACAATCGTATATCTCTCTAAGAAGAAGGTAAAGGAAGGAACTGATGTCATTGGAAACATCATTCACTGCAAACTCTACAAGTCTCGACTGACAAAAGAGAACTCTATGGTAGATGTGATGTTGAATTATGATAGTGGCTTGAATCCATACTATGGTTTGGTTGATCTTGCAATGGAATGTAATGTCTTCGAAAAACTAGGAACACGAATTCAAGTGTCGGATGGCTCCAAGGTATACGAAAAGGCAATCTATCGTGAACCAGAAAAGTATTTTACCGATGAAGTGATGCAAAAGATCGAGAAGCATGTGTCATCAAAGTTTAAGTATGGTTCTTCTTTGGAGATTGCCACAGATGAAGACGTATGAGATAGTTCAAGGCAAGAACACCGGAGCAACAGCAGTTAAACTTTTGAGGAAGCCTTTCAGAAACATGATCGTTTCTTTTGGTAAGGTTGGCATACGAGAGACCAAAAACGGAGCCGGACTTGCATTTGACTTTTCGGTGATCAAAGGAAAGATGCCGAAGACTTCTGCAAAAATTGCCTTGCTCGAAAACACTCTCGGTGATATACTAGTTGATATTCTTGAAAATAACATCGACGATGTGGAGTTCACAGGTGGAAACGACTGAAAAAACCATACTAAGAAATCTGATGGTGAACGAGGAGTATGCTAGAAAGGTTTTGCCTTTTCTGAAGACCGACTACTTTCGTTCAAGGGTGGATAGAACTGTATTCGAGATGATACGAGATCATTTGACGCAATACAATGCATCACCCACAAAAGAAGTTCTTTCCATAACGATTGATGAAAAGACAAACCTAAGCGAACAAGACTACAAAGATTGCATCATTCTCATCGACCAAATCTCACAGATTACAGAGAAGGCAGATGTATCTTGGTTGACGGATAAAACAGAAACTTTTTGTAAAGACAGAGCGATATACAACGCGATTCTAGAATCAATCGAGATCATTGACGGAAAATCCAAAACGAAAACTAAGAATGCTCTTCCAGAGATTTTATCGGATGCTCTTGCCGTTTCATTTGACGAACACATCGGACACGACTATGAGGGAGATGCTGATTCTCGGTTTGATTTCTACCACCGAGTAGAAACCAAGATGCCATTTGATCTTGAGTTCTTCAACAAGATTACCAATGGAGGTGTTCCCAACAAAACACTAAACATCATTCTAGCAGGGACTGGTGTGGGTAAGTCTTTGTTCATGTGTCATCATGCTGCTGCCTGTTATGCTGCGAACAAGAATGTTCTATACATTACTTGTGAGATGTCAGAAGAAAGAATTGCAGAGAGAATAGATGCTAACCTCATGGACATCACCTTGGACGAACTGAAGATATTACCCAAGGCATCCTATGAAAAGAAGATACAACGAGTCACCAAGAACATTCAATCAAAGATGATTGTGAAGGAATACCCAACTGCAACTGCAAATGTCCAGCACTTCAGAACACTACTGGAAGAATTGAAACTGAAGAAGAACTTTGTTCCCGATGTGATATTCATCGACTATCTAAACATCTGTGTATCCAGTAGATTCAAGAATGGCAGCAACATCAATTCATATACGATGATCAAGGCTATTGCAGAGGAACTGAGAGGTCTAGCAGTAGAGAAAGACATTCCGATCTTTTCGGCAACACAAACAAATCGAAGTGGTTTTGCCAACAGCGATGTTGGTCTCGAAGACACCTCCGAATCTTTTGGTTTGCCAGCAACAGCAGACTTCATGTTTGCTCTCATCACAACCGAAGAATTGGAAGAACAAGGACAGATTCTTGTCAAGCAGTTGAAGAACAGATACAATGATGTCTTCACAAACAGAAAGTTTGTTCTCGGTATCAACAGAGGAAAAATGAAGTTGAGTGATGTAGATAACTCCACTGTCAATCTTCAAGGAAGTAATCAAGAAGAAACAGATATGTCGTGTGGAGTTGGATTTGATGGTAGAAACTATGACGAGAAATTTGCCGCGAATCGAAGTAAGATTCGAAATCTAAAGGTATGAAAGGCATACAATGAGAAGAAACGACAACAACACAAGAAGCACTCCAGAGAAGTATTCGCGAGAGTGGCAAGAAGAGTATCGAATGTGGTATGAGAAGTGGCGACGAGATAGTTGGAACAAGACGTTTAAAGATATTCGCAAGAGAAGAAAGAACCGATGATAATGAGCGAAGTCTGGATCGACAAAAAGTTTGTCAACTTTCTTTCGGGTTCACTCGAAAAGTTCTCTTGGAAGAAAGAGAACTTGGCTAACTTTCGTTGTCCCTTGTGTGGAGATTCAAAGAAGAACAAGAACAAGTGTCGTGGGTTTTTATACGAGTCAAAAGGATCATACTACTTCAAGTGCCACAACTGCGCAGTTTCCATGTCCCTCTATAGTTTTCTAGAGTCATACTCACCAGCACTAAAGGCAGAGTATCAGATGGAAAGATACCGAAGCAAAAGAGATCCCAAGAAAAGAAGAGTGGAAATAAAGTCAACAGGAACAGAAGAGATGTTTAGAAAGAAACGAAAGGAAGTGATAACGTCAAAATACCTGAAGCCATTGCTTGATCTAGAATCAAAGCATCCTGCTAGAATGTTTGCCAAGATGAGAATGATTCCGAAAGACAAGCAGAGTCTTCTATACTTCACAGAAGACTTTGGTAGGTTTTCCAGAGAACTAACAGGTTCAAAAGCAGACTGTGGTGCAGAGCCAAGAATAGTGATTCCCTTCTTTGATCGAGAAGGCAACATGGTTGCTGCACAAGGAAGATCTTTGAATATCAATTCAGTGAGAGGTAGTGCTGAAGGCTCAAAGGAAAACAACAAGAAGTTTCTTCGATACATCACAATCAAGAGTGAAGGTCTTCACGACAAACTTTGGTTTGGACAGTGGAGAGCCGATCCAAACAAGAAGATTTACATTGTCGAAGGACCACTCGATAGTCTTTTTCTTGACAACTGTATCGCAATGGTTGGTGCTTCTGGTATTGACAACATTCCTCCACATCTACGAGGGACACCCGGAGTATATGTTCTCGACAATGAACCGAGAAATGAACAAATCGTGAAGTTGAATCAAAAACTTGTTGACATGGGAAAGAATGTCTGTATATTCCCTGAAACAATGCGATACAAAGATATCAACGATATGATTTTAGGTGGTTACACAAAGAAGCAGATACAGAAGATCATAGACGATAACACATTCAGTGGATTAGAAGCAAAGGTTAGGTTGAATCAATGGACAAAATTATAAAGAAGGTCTTAGACAAAGGGCATGTTACTTTAGTTGATTACATGGGAAGTGATCTTTCCGTGTGCAATGCTGCTAGAGTTTCCTTTGCAAACGAAAGCGATTGGGATATAGATCAAGATGCAGTTGAACGACTGAGTAGGTCAGGATCTTCTTAT